TTTATACGTGTACGTCCCGGCGGTCGGACTATCCAGATCAACCGCAATCAGCCCGATGACCGCCTGTGCCGACCCGACCGTGATGGCTTGCACATCATCTATTTCCGTCGAATCCCGCACCAGTCGGAGCTCCAAACTCGTGGAGGCACCGGTGATATTCAGGGTGCGACCGAGAATGATCACCGATCCGCCAGTCGTCGTGACGTTCACCGTCACCAAATCCTCAAACGATGTGGTGTTCGTCGTGACTTGCCCCGCGCGGGCTTCGGCACGTTTGGTGACGGTGTTGGGTTCAAGCCCAGCAGTCCCGAAGATCTTCGTACCGGCACTATTGAAAATCTCGATCCCCCAATCACCGGCCCCGGCCCCGACTTCACCGATCCGCACCCGCGTGACGGGGCTGCCTTGTTCATCCTTCATCTCGATCAGGCGGGTGGCCAAGTTGATCAAGAATTTTGAGGCGGTGTCACGGATGAGCCCAGCCGTGATCGTACCCAGATTCGCCGTGATGGCTGACAGCTCGGAGACGGTCAGCTTATCCACCGTGATCGTCCCGGCGGCGATATTCGCGGCCAGGATCGTGAGCCCGGCGATGAGATCGCCGGTGATGACCCCGGAGCGGAGCCAGTTGTTCCAGAGGGCCTTGAACGTCCCGCTATCGTTCCAGCCGATCAGGAAATCGGTATTGCCCAGCGTGGGAAAGAGGGAGGCGCTGGCGGTAAAGACCCCCTGGCCGGCGGTCCAGTAGAGCCATTTGCCGGAGGTATTGCCATCGGCGATGGTATAGCTGACCCCGTTATACAAGAGGACGATGCTGGACCAGGCGATGGAGCCGCCGCCGGGCGAATTGTTCGTGAACGTGCCGCTCGCGATCTGGACGAGGCCGAGGTTCTGCTGCAGCGCCCCGATGGTGCCAGCGATGTTGGCGGCCAAGAGACCGCTGGGCGCCCCGGAGACCTGGCCTGAATAGGTGAGCCCGGTCTTGCCGAAGGTATCGTAGGCCGCGACCTTGAAATAGTAGGTCGTGCCGTTGACGAGATTGTCCGAGGCGACGAGCGTATTCGGGCCATCGTAGACCAGGTTCGTGTCGTCCGGCGTGAAGCCGCCGCTGGTCGAGCGATGGACCCGATAGCCCGTGACGTCGATCTCGGCGCTCGGATCCCATTTGACCAGCACGCCCCGCTCCAAGGCCGTGGCCGTGAAATTATCCACGATGCCTGGCGCGGCGTTCGCCACCGTCAGGATCGCGGGAGTCACGCTGAGCTGATTGAAGATGTCCTGCTGCCAGACCTTGAGCGTGAACGTGCGGACGACGGCGCCGTTCGGCATGAGGCGGGCGTCTTCGTAGTTCCGTTCGTAGCTATAGACGTAGTCGGCGTTGACCGTGTACTCCAGCCGCCGCAGCGTGAGGCCGCCCGTGTTGTAAATCTCGACCCGGTACTGCTTGAACAGGGGATCAATGAGGCCCGCCCCGATGCCGAGTGTTTCCTGCCCAAGAGGTTCTAACCCGAGACCGCCTGTGCGCGCGCGGTCGTGCCAGCGGAACTTCGCGTCTTTGCCGACAAAGGTGGCATCATTCCCCTGGCCGACGAGCTCGAGCCCGCTCACGTCCGGCGGCCTCGCTCCTGTGGACACCGTGATCGTCGCCGACGGTGCGGCGTTCCAATCGGCATGGCTCCCCTGCCGCGACACAGAGACGACCTTGACGGTCAGCACGGTGCCGGGCGGCAGGCCCGGGATCTGAAATTGCCCGGTCACGGCATCGCCCAGGGATTCGTTCACACCTTCATCCAGCCGATAGACGGCGGCATGGTGATAGCGGGAATCGGCGGGCGGGGTAAAGGTCACGGCCACGGTCTGCCGGGCGTCGTCGAGCTGCGAGAGGACCAGATCCGTCACGTGATCCGGCGGCGCCAGCGGGTTCGGCAGGGTCGAATACTGCACTTGGTTCACGGGCGTGAGGTCCGTTTCATCGAACAGGGCGGCGTCGTATTCGAGCCCGATGATCTTTCCGGTCATCTCGTTCGTCCGCTCGATGGCGATGGCCCGGAACGGCTTCACGGCGATGCCGGTTTGCCCCACGGCCACGACCTCGCCATCGGCCGGGTTCTGGGTCCAGGTCCCGCTGATCGTGAGCGTGGTGTAGGTGCCCGCGCCGTTCGTGACCGTCTTGATCTCGACCGTGTCGTCCGCGTGTTTGACCAGGACCTGATAGGTCGGCCCGGCGGCCAGCGTGACGGCGGCATCGAGGACGATCGTGGAGGCACCGGATCCGGACGCCGCCCGGTTGCCGAAGCCCCATTGCGGCACATCATGCTGGAAGCGAAACACATCGCCCGGTTCGACCACAATCGCATCGATCCCCACCTGAAACTCGATCAGACGCGTGATCAGCCGATTCCCGCGGTAATGGAAGCGGGCAATCCGGGCCGCGTGGCTGGACCGGGTCACGCCCTTCGCGCCGATCATCTGCTTGCGTTCGGGCTCGCTGTTGGTGAAGATCGCGGGATCTTCCAGCATGACCGTGTCGTCCTCGTAGTCATTGGCCGCGTTCTTGAATTGGACTTCGAACACATTGGCCCGTTCCTTGAGCGGGAGAAAACTCTCCCGGAAGGAGCCGCGGACGATGTTGGCCATCGTGAACAACTGCACGTGGCTCTCGGCCTGCTGATAGCGGACCACGATGTAATTGCCGAGCTTGACCAGAGCCGCGAAGCCGATCCCGGCAATCTGCTGGACCGCGTCCCAGAGTTGCTCGTTGGCCGCGTCGAACACGCCATTGTAGGTCGCGCGTTTCTCGGTCCCGCCTTGGCCGTTATCGACAAGGGCATCGCAGAAGGCCGCCCAGTTGACGAAGCTTTGAATATCCAAATCATTGCGATGGATCTCATAGGCCAGGCCAGAGGCCGTGGACCCAGGCCAGACAGCGGTCAGCGTGATCTGGGTGTTGGAATCGACAGTCAGGACGGTGCCGAGGCGACCCTGGGCATCGACCACGAGTTTGTCGCCCTTCGTCACTTTTCCGAGCCAGGAGGTGCCGCTGCCAAGGACGACCGCCGTCGTGCTATCGACTGAGACCGTGCCATCCCGCGTCCGCAGCGGCCAGACGAAATTGCCCATCCCGAACCGGCGCTGGGTCAGAATGTCGAAGACGGCCCAGGCAGGATTGTCTGACCAGATGATCGAATACTGCGTGGCCGAGGACCAGACGCGGAGCTTGCGGCCCTTGACCAGGGTCGTGATCGTGGGGAGGCCGCCGCTGATCTGGTCGGTGGCGACGGCTTTGACCGCGACCAGGGCCACGTTCGGGTAGAGATAGGTATCATTCACGATCTCGTTGATCGAGGTCCGGCGGACGGCGTCGGTGCGCCGGAGCGACGTACTCTCGGGTGAGAGCCGCTTGATGCGAATTTCGTACTGGCCGGCCGGCAGGACCGCGACATAGGGCGTGCTCCGGATCGATCGGCGCAGGACGGCGCGCTTTTTGGCCTCGATCAGCCAACCGGACACGAGCTCGGTCCAGCCGCCGGCCCCGACCAGGCGATAGTAGACGCTGAATAACACCTTCGTTTTACTGAGGCCCCCTTCGTCATTGATCTTGAACAAGCCTTGCGGAAAGGTCAGATTGATCTCGAAGGCGGTCACGTTCTTGCCCGTCATCGTGTAGTCGAGATCGCTCTCGGTGATGGCGGCATCGGCGGCAAAGATGGTCGTCGTGGAGTCTCCGAAGAGGTCGATCGCGGTCTGCGTGTTGGTGCCGAGGCGAGTGTCAATCGTGAGGTCGTGATAGGAAGAGGAGGGTTGGCCGTTGATCTTGAGCTCGGCCGCGTGCCCGCCTGGATCAATGGCTTCGATCTCGCCCTCGCTCACGGCGATCAGCGCATGGAGTACGTCGTTGTCGTTCTCGGTCTTGGTGAAGAGCTGAATGTATTGGCCGCCGATGCGGTGGAGGCCGTAGACGACGGGGATGGAACTGCCGAGCCGGGTGCCGTTCCGAATGGTACCGAACCCGTAGGTGGGCGAGCCAGCCTCTTGGCTGCCGAACGTCGGCACCGCCGGGGGACCGATGATCACATCGACGATGCCGCCGGCGAGATAGCCAGCGCCAATCACACCAATCCCGAAGCCAAATTCAGGCGCTCCGAGACCGGCCACGATGACCCCGGTGAGGATAATCAGATAGCCAGCAATGATCCTCGTCGTCGCATTGTCGATTTTCGAGTAGCAGATGATCTCCGATCCTGGATGCAGACATACGTCTGCCCATTCCGGTTCGGTTAGGATGCGTCCGTCTTGGACGACGACCCAGTTCGGATCCCGTGTCACCCGTTCCGGGAGGACCTCGGCAAGAGGCTGACCCCAGGCTGGCGCCCAGGTGGTCTCACGGGCATGGGGCTCGAAGGGATTCTCGATGACCGAGATCGCGGCACAGGCGGCGTGATCGATCACGGCGGTCTGTTTGGTCTCTTCAGTCTGTTCGGTCTGTTTGGTCATGAGGTCTCCTGGTCTGGCTGAACAGACTGAACAGACGGAAGAGACTGAATAGACTCGTTATACGCATAGGCGCCTAAGAAGGAGGAGGCCCACGGCTCGCGGGTGAGGCTGGAAATCCCCACCCCGACGGCTCTCGTGGCATGGATGAAACGGGGATAATCGACCAGCACGCCGGCATGCACCGCCGCGCCGCCCACATCACGAAACACCACGACACATCTTTCTTGCGGAGGATCCACACGTCGCCACCGCCCGAAGAGACTGGCGATCCAGTCGAGCGCCTCAGTCCCGGTTTGATGGACTTTGACGGTGATTTGGTTCTCCGCCTTGAAGACATCCGCAATCTCAATGCCCAGACGGCGTTGCACGATGACGATCACGCCCCAACAGTCCAGGCCGTTCTTCGGATCGCGGCCATCTTGTTGATAGGGGATGCCGATCAGGTCCTCATAGTGCAGTGATGAGTGATGAGTAATGAGTGATGAGTCCATCAAGTAAATCTCCCGGCGACGCTTGGGATGCCTGGGAACGCCCCGAACCGCGCCTGGTTGCTGTGTGACCGACAACCGTTCTTGCCCTCCAGAATCTTGTCGCAGGTCGGCTTCAGGACCGTGTAGGCCGCGCTGGACCAGGCAGGCGATGGGGCACTCTGGACTGTGAGGCTCAGGTTCGTCGCCACGGCTGTCACGAGCCGCGTCTGGCCGCCGGATTTGATCGAGTCCACGTTCGGCTTGAAGCGGGTCAGGAAGTCGGTGTTCACACCCGTCACGGTCGCCGCCGCGCTGCTGACGGTGCCGGGGCCGGTAAAATCATCGGTGAAATTGCATTCCGGCCCGCGGCCCGCTGGTTGGTTGTAGGGGTGGCGGCAGTTGTCGCGGAGAAAGAGCCCAGCCGGGAAGCGCTGCTGAAGCAGCCGTTCGTGGCCGAGCCGGAACGTCACCACATCTTCCTTCACACCGATCTCTGTGATCTCATACTCTTCGTCGAAGACGACGGCGGCCGCGTCGGCGAGGTTGGCGCTGTTGACCCCGCGGAGACGGACCCGCGCCCCCCGGAGATCCTGCTGCTCACAGAAGGCGCTGATCTCGCGCGTAATGTTAGAGACCGTGACTTCGACATCCTGGAGGCCGCCGCGGAGGTCGCTCGACACCGTGTTGATCGTGAGCGGGAACGGGAGATAGGTCTGGCCATCGAAGGCGACGCTCGCCGGATTCGGCACGTACCGAACCGTGGTTCCATCCGGCAGTGTGAGATCGATCAAGGTCAGCCACGCCGAGGTGGTGGCAATTTTGTTCTTTTCAACCGTGAGGGCGGCGGTGATGACTTTCATACGATCAGTAACGAGTACCGAGTGATGAGTGATGAGTGATGAGTCTCATAAGGCTTCTTCGAGGACGATCGGACCGATGTCGTAACTCTGTGGTCCCGTGCGCCGGATCAGCTTGCTCACGTCCGGCATCCGGTCGGTATCGAACCGGCACACGATGACGCTCGCCGTGCGCGGATCCGTGAAATTGAAGCTCTCGCCCCCGCCCTTGCGCGCGTTCCAGAAGGCCAGCCAGGTCACGACATCGGCCGCCGGCAGCGTGAGATGCGAAAACGTGTAGACCCGAGGCGCGACTGTGGTCTTGGAGCGCGTCTGGACATAGCCCATTTCCATCGAGGTCCGGATGGTCTGATAATCCGGCGCCGCTTCGTCGAACGGAAAGGAGATGAGGAGGCTTGGATAATCCGCCATTCACTACCGCCGACCGAATGCCTGGCGCAATTGGCCATTCGACGCCAGGTTCCTGAGAATGACATTGACGACCCATCCCTCCGCATCTCGCTGTACACTGCCGATCTCGCCCCGAACTGGTTCGCCCTCGTTGCGGATCGTGATCGCAATCCTGGGTTCCCCCATGGGCACAGATCTCCGCTGCTGCTCCGGCGTCTCGACCGTGACCCGCTCGCCCGGGGTGGCCATAAAACGGACGAGTTGGCTATCGGTGCTGCCTGGACCGGTCACCATGAAGCGGCCGCCATGTTGCAAACCCGGCCCGCCGGGCGTTCCGTACCCAGCGGGCGCCACCGATGGGCCGGCGATCAATTTCAGAATCCCCACGGTGGCCAATTGCGCCGCGACCTGGGCCACGATCTGCTTGACGAAGTCGAGGACGGAGCGGAGGACATCTTTGAACGATTTGATCCGGCCTTCAAAGAGATCGAAGAAGAAGGTGCGGAACGCCTGCTCCATGAGCGCGGCAGTCCGGCGGGAGAGGTCCACGGCGAGCCCGAGCATGTTGCCGTAGTCGTTGATGTATTTATTCAGGCCGATCCGCCAGCCCTCCAGGAACCCCCCGGTCTCAATCCGGCGTTGCTCCTGGATCTGGGCGCTATACTTGGTGACGATGGCGAGGCGCTGGGATTCGGTCTGATCCGCGATGGATAATTCTTGGGCCATCTGCGCTTCGAGCACGGCGCGGCGGCGGGCGGCGAGCTCTTCCATCGAGGCTCCGCTGGCTTCGGCCGCTTGGAGGCGAGCCTGGGCCAAGCCGACTTCATCCGTGAGATTCTGGCGCGCTTGATCGCCCAGTCGCACGTCAAAGTCGAGGAGCATTTCCTTCGCACGCATGAGCGTGGCCGAAGCCTCGATCTGCGCCATGAGCAGGTCCAGGTTCACGCGGGAGATCCCCGGCGCCCCGGCCTCGGGCGAGACGACGGGTCCGGGGGCCCCGATGTTCACGTCCCTGGTGGTGACATCGGGAGGAGGCGGAGGGGCTCCCAGACCGAACCGTGTCCTGGCGCGGCGCTCGAAATCTTCATCCATCAATCGGAGGATTTCCTGATATTCCGCCCAAGCCCCACGAAACTTTTCCGTCGAGCGGCCGAGCAGCGCGTCGCCAGATCGATTGATGGCCTCAGCAAGAGCAATCACTTGCACCATGATGGTCACGAGTTGATCGAAGCTATGTTCTAGGCCCTTAATCCATTCGTCCAGGCCCGTTCCTTGTTTACCCGTGGCGAGATCGAGGATCACTTTGGCCAGATCCGTCATGATGGGGATCAATTTGAGACCCACCAGAGTCACAAGGCCTCGTAGCGTCGCCTGCAACTCCTTCAATTTCTCATTGAACTTGGCGAAGGCCACCGCGTCTTCCTCTGAAAAGACGATACCGAGTCGCTTCGCAGACTCCATCTGCGCCTGGATGGCGTCCTTGCCCTGGATGAGCCACGGAATGAGTTCCTGATAACCCCGCGAGAAGATGGCGGTAAGGGCGGCTGCTTCTTGGCCGCTGACGCCCGTCCGTTTGATGCGGTCGGCGAGCTCGAGGAGGAGCTGCTCGGTCGGCCGCATCCGGCCCTCGGCGGTCTGGACCTCGATCCCCAGGAGCTGGAAGGCGCGTTGGGATTCTTTGGTGCCCGAGGCGGCCTCAAACGCCGTGCGCGAGAGGCGCCCCATGGCGTTGGTCATCTGTTCGAACGGGACATCGGCGAGGTTGGCGCTGTGGCGGAGGGCGGTGATGCTCTCGACGGAGGTATTGGTTTTCTGCGCGGCCTTGAGGGCCTCTTCCCCGTAGTTGGCGGTGGACTTGGCGATGGCGAGCAGGGCACCGGCGGTCGCGGCGAGCTGGACCTGCCAGGAGCGGACCGCGCCCATGAAGTCGCCGAGCAGGCCCTGGGATTTCTTGGCCTCAGCCTGGAACTGGGAGGCCAGCAGTCTTAAAACGACGGCGATTTCTTGATCAGCCATTTCTTAGTCTCTTGGGTCTATCGGGTCTATTGGGCCTGTCGAGAGCCTCTAGGTCGAACGATCAGACTCAATAGACTCAACGGACTCAATAGACCCGCTAACGCCCTCATCGTTTGGGGCCCGGACACGTTCTGCATGCCACAGACAATTGCTCGCCGAAGAAGTCGGTACAGATCGGCACCAGCTTCATGCCACACGCCTCGCCCAGGCTCTTGTCGCGTGCTGAGTGCTGAGTGCTGAGTGCTGAGTCCCGTTTCATCCATGGCAATTCGGCGCCGGCAAACGTCAGGATCGCGAGGTCTACGGCCCGCCGCTCGGTCTGACGCTGGAGATAGGGCTCCGCGTCCTCTAGTGTGACGTTCCCGAGGATCCAGTCCCGACCTCGGATGTCTCCGCCGGTGAGGAGGACGACGGCCTCGTCAACCCACCGTTCATCGAGCTCGCCTGAGCCAGCATGCTGGTCGCCGCCTGGATCAGGCGGGGGAGCTGGTCGGAGGCGATAAAATCCCTGGCGATCGCCGCCACCTCCTCCGGCTGGGCGTGCGCCTCCAGCCAGACTTCCAATTCGGCGCGGCCAGCCTCCCCGGCCTTGAACTTCTGCTCCCGCGTCTGCTCGTCCGGGACGAGGAGAATGGAGAGCAGGGTCGACGTCTTTTCCATGAAGAGCTCAAGGACCTGGTCCTCAGTCATGTTGGTCAGCCGGTAGCCCTTGAGGGCTCGGTAGAACCACTTGAGCTGCCCGAGCGTCAGGGCCTCTTGGTGAAACCACCGCCCCGCGATGACGTAGGATTTCTTGTCGCTCTCTTCCATCGTTCGCTCCTGTGTGTCCATCGGGTCTATTGGGTCTGTTGGGTCAGACTCAATGGACTCAAGAGACCCAAGAGACTCAAGAGACGCCTTCACGCTTTTAGGTGAAGGCAATTTTGATGGCGTCGTTGCCGACTGATCCGTTGAGCTTCGCCTCGACGTTGAAGATCCCGAGGCCGTTGCGGCTGCCATCCGTGACCTTGAGATACTGCGCCTTCGGTCCCGAGATCGTGACGATGTTCCCGGCGGTGGCCCCGAATTTATAGGTCATGCTGGCTTCGGTCCCGCTCAGCATGAGCCCATAGTAGTCATGGGTGACGATCAGCTCCTTTTCCGGATCGAAGCTGAGCATCGGCCGGGCTGCGGTGAGCGCATAGGACAGATAGCCCTCGGCCAGGCTCACATCGCTCCGGTAGGTCCCCTCGAGGCCGAGGTCGAGATCGACCTTGGACACCTTGGGGCTGAAAGCCTGGCAGGTGAAGGCCCCGGAAAGAAAGGCCGGCGGCTTCGTGGTCTCTAGCCCGGTCGGCGTGAGGGCGGCTTGATCGGTGACGCCGTCGTAGACCCCGCTGAATTCCAGCTCGATCAGGCCCGGGCTGCCGACCGGCGCCGGCAGCTTGAACCCGCTGCAGCGACAGCCCTTGAGGGAGGCCCGGATATTGTTCCCGGATTCCGGCAGGCTGAACAGGTCGATCGTGAGCGTCGGGATCACGACGATGATCGGATCGTAGGTGACGCTGGTCGAGACGACGACGGTTTCGCCGAAGCCGGCCGCCTTGATCAGCTTGCCGATTTTGGGCGCGGTGCCAGCGGCCCCTGACCCCTTCAGCTCGGCTTTGAAGGTGATCTTCGCCTGCCGGCCGCCCGGGATGGAGGCAACGGGCCAGTTGGTCTGCTGAATCGGGCGCCGGTCGAACTGCGCGACGTCGGCGGTGAACGTCACGTCATGAATGAGCATGTCCGCATCGGCGCCGGCCGGGGCGATCCGGGTGCCCTCCGTAGTCTCGATCTTGGCCGCGAAGAGCATGCGGCGTTCGTGGAATTGAGCCATCTTCTAACCCTCCAGTCTGTTGGGTCTATTGAGTCTGTTGAGTCTATTGAGTCTGACCCAAGAGACCCAACGGACCCAATGGACTCAAGAGACCGTCTATGCCCGCTTCGTCTTCTTGGTCTCCTCGGGGACTTCGGTCCCGGCTGGGTTCGGACCGGTCGTGAGCGCGAGGCCTAGGTCCTCATCCACCTCCACCAGGGCCCCATAGTCGCTATAGCCGTCCTGGATCGTGATCCGCGTGCCGGGCTTGAGTTGGACTTTCATGGCGTCCCTCTATCCACCTGAGCTTACAGTACAGGTATACGTGAACTGGATGGAGTCCCCTGAGACCACGTTGATGGCGGCGAAGACGGACCGGTCCCAGAGCGTGCCAGTCCCCGTCGCCGAGGCGCTGAAAATCCCATGTTCAGTCACCGCCGCCGAGGCGTCGAAAGTCAGCGTCCCGACCGTCCGATACTGATTCGCCGCCGGCTGGGAGCGCGTGCCCGTGGCCCGGGTGTTGTCCGGGTTGAGCGCGGTCGTGGATTCCGTCCCGAGCGCCGTATCACCCACGGCCTCGGCCGCGACCCCCGTGCCGCATCCGTGGAAGTTCAGGGTCGTCAGGTCCTGGCCGTTGTTGTCCCAGTCATCGACCAGGAACGCCACCCCGGCATCGGTGATGAGCTTCGTGGCGATCAGCCCCAGCGGCTCGATCCGTCCGTCCGCGCGAATGATCGTCGCGTGCAGCCGGCTCACGCCGAAGACGCCGTGGCCACGCAGGCCGCGCCAGGCCCCGACGACACACAGGCGCACCCGCAAGGCGAGCTCCTTGCGGAGCGTGCGGAGCCTGGCGCGCAGCGGCACGTTGGCCAGCGCCAGCGGCCAGGCTGGCGCAGGCGGGAGCCGGTCTTCTGCCACGCGCGCGGACCGTTTCATCACCGCCAGCGAGCCAGTCATCGTCATCTCGCGCTTGAATCCTTTGAGCAACTGCATGATCAGCTCCTTTGCAATTCGCCCAGCGCCTTTGCGGCCTGGCGCGACACATGGATGGCGTCGCCGATCTTCTCACCCAATGCCCCCTTCGCCTGCTCAAGGATCTTGTCCATCACGGCGCGCAGCTCCGCCTGGAGCTCGATCGGCGTCGTGCTTTCCGCCGTGGTCGTTTTCGCGCCGTCATAGGGCGCCTGGGCAAAGACTTTGACCGACAAGGCGCCGTCCTCCTCATAGACCGCAGAGACCCGGCACGTGCATGAGATCGTCTGCTTCAGTTCCATGGAGTCCCCCTTCTATCTGGCGCCGACCACCGCGCGCAGGGTTGGCACGCGCCCGGTGATGGCGGAGAGCAACGGCGCGCGCCCGGTGATGGCGGACAGCATCGGCGCGCGCCCGGTGATGGCGGACAGCATCGGCACCATGCCGCGCACGCCCGTCAGCGTGGGCTGGCCACCCTTCCCGAACAGGAACCGGATGAAGTTGACCAGGACCACATTGAGCGCTGAGGCGAGCGCCCCGGCGAATCCCACCGCCCCAGCCAAGGCCTTCCTCGCCTCCCGGTTGAGTCCACCCGCGAGCGCGAGGGTCCCAGCAAGCGTTTTCTGCGCGAACGTCCGGAGTGCCCCGCTGCTCAGTAGCGCGGCCGCCAGTGTCTTCCCGCTCATCCGAGCGAGGCTCCCAGCACTCGTCAGCGTGCCCCCCAGGAGACGCCGCGCCTGTGTCGTCAGTGTGCCGGCGCTCGTGAGCGTCCCGACCACCGAGACCCTCGCCTGCTTCACCACGGCGCCGGCGCTCGTGAGCGTCCCTTCCACAGACTTCAGCGCCGTCTTCACGGCCGTCAGCGCGCCGCTCGTCGTGAGCGTACCAGCCTGGAGCTTCTGCGCCTGCTTCAGCAGCGCCCCAGCGGTGCTGAGCGTGCCAGCCTGGAGCTTCTGCGCCTGCTTCAGCAGGGCCCCGCTGGCGGTGAGCGCGCCCTCGACAGACCTCAGGGCGATCTTGATCGCGGCTAACGCCCCGGCGGTGCTCAGCGTCCCGGCCAGGACCTTCTGTGTCTGCGTCAGGATGGCCCCGGCGCTCGTCAGCGTCCCCGCCAGGAGCTTGTTCATCTGCCTCAGCAGCGCGCCGGAGGTCGTCAGCGTGCCGGCGACCTCCTTGAGCGCAATCTTGATCGCGGTCAGCGCGGCGCTCGAGGTGAGCGTCCCGGCGAGGAGCTTCTGCGTCTGCTTGAGCAGCGCGCCCGCCGTCGTGAGCGTCCCGGCGAGGAGCTTCTGCGTCTGCTTGAGCAGCGCGCCCGCCGTCGTGACGGTGCCCGCGAGGAGCTTGCCCGGCTGCTTCACGAGCGCCCCCGCCGTGCTGAGGGTGCCCGCCACGGATTGGAAGAACTGAGTCCCTTGAAATTGAGTGAGAAGCGACATCAGAAGCTCGCAATCTCCATCCACTCAATCTGTGCGCTGTAGAACCAGGTGCCGGTCGCAGGCACCGTCGCTTGAATAATAAAGCCTTCATTTTGGGCCAACACGATCGGGTACTCGTCGCTCGAATCCCGCTGCCACAGGATCGCCCCCACTGGTAAAATCATAGTATTAGCAACTGTACCAATGGATATGTAGTTGGCCGAAAATGGATTGGCGTCAAGGGTCCGCGTGCCTGCGGTTAGGGTCGCGGTCTGTGAAAAGCGCAACTCAGTAAGTAATGTGGTGCCGAAGGACGTGCGCTTCTTCGCGTTGTTGCCGGTGATCGTCGCGGTCGTCCCACCTGTATCGGACACGGTAAACGACCTGGCAAAGAACAGATCAACTGCGCCACGACCGGCTGTAAAGGCAGTCGCGGAGCCCCCCATTGCCATCTTCACGCTACGGAGCAAGCACAGGTTCGCATTGCCCCACCGAAAGGCGACGATAGGCGCAGCCGCCGCCAGTCCTGCTGCCATCGCTGAAGTCCCGTTGTGGAACGAGAGAGCATAATAGCCTAACGTCAGCGGGTCTTGGGGGTAGGACGTGACATGCAGCGACCGATACGCTGCCTCGACTTCGGCAACGGTCCCGCCGTTACCTTGAAGTTGGATGGCCATACTGAGGACTCCTTCTCAATACCTGTGCGAGTTTCATAGCATCAGAGAGAGCCATGTTCATCATTACGTGCGTCAAGCCTTTCTCGACGCACCGTGCAATCTCGTGATTCAAGGCATCCGCGAGCACATGCGGGTCGAACGTCTCAACAACGGGACCAGCCTTTGCTTTGCCAATCAGCATGTCAGACCCATGCCCAGTTGACCTTCCATGTGCCATACACGCGGCTACTATTCGTTGGCTCCGGCGGTGAGACGTTATCAATCGCATCGCTACCGGGGAAGTGTGGCGTGGTATTAAAGGCATAGATCGTGAAGCCTGTACCCGCCACGATGTTCCCAGCCACGATCTTGAGGTTCTCCACCAGGTGCTCATCGGCACTATGATCCGCAGACGCCACGGCGCGAATCCACGCCTCCACGAGCGAGCCCGAAGCAATCCCGCCTTGGCCGGTCACGGCTACTGAGGCGTCTGACTTGCCAGGGAACGCCCCAAAATCCACCTCTGCGGTGCCCGTCGCGCCCATTAGAGAATCGGCCTCGCCACCGTGCGGTTACGCGGGAACCCAGGGCTAAAATAGATGCCCCGTGAGACGGCTGGCCCGAACAGGTCTTGGGAGAACTCGATCCAGGGCGCAAACGCGCTGGTGCCCGTCTCATCCTCTGCACAATCGCTCCCGGTCGGGTCGCCGACCTCGATGGTCACCGTGCCTTCGCCCCCCACCACACGCCCGCCTAGCTCAATCACAATGCGATCATTGGCCGACGCCACGACCGTCCCGACGGTGAGCCCTGATCCCGTCCAGCCCTTCGGGAATTTCCGGTTCGTGAGCGGGGACGTCAGTTGCCATTCGTTCGTCACCGCCGAGTCGTCGAAGGAGACGAGGTTCGGGGAGCGGTACGTGGTGCCATTGTTGCTCACGACGCGGGCGACCATCTGCGCCCGCGCATCCTGGAGGGCGACGGGCTCCAAGCACCGCAGGATGCCCTTCACCGTCCCCGTGATGGTCTGCGCGGGAATCGGGTCCGACACCCACATATGGCCACACAGATTGCCCGTGGCCGCATTTTCTACGATCACCCGGCTCACCAGGGCCGTGTTGATCTTCGTGGTGACGCATTTCAGTTGGCTCGCTCCGGTCGTCTGTAGCCATGCCGCAAAGGCGGGCAAAACCGCCGCCGCGCCAGATGCGGGTAGATAGAACCGTGTCGCCATGCGTGTCTCTCATCCTCGCGCCTGTCCGCGACGGTGCTTCAGCGCTCCGCTGCATCCATTCGCTACGTGATCTTGTTCAGATTCCGCACGGGGAAGTCGATTTCATACTTGAGCTTCTTCGTCGCGCTGTAGGTGCCCTCGATCAGGGCGCGATGCCATTCCTGGTCCAGCGTCGCGTCGATGATGGTCTGGTCAGCCGGGTCCAGGAGCAGCGTCAGCAGTCCGCTCGTCGCGTGGACGGTGCCTCGGCCGCTGTTGAGGATATTGACATCATCCACGCTATTCACGATGGCTTGGGTCGCATGGTCGCGCGCATAGATCGTCAGCGTCAGCGTCGTGAGCGCGGCCGAAGGGACTGCAGCCCCGGTCTCGTCCACCAGCGTCCCCGTGATCCGGACGGTCGTCTGTTCGGCAATGACCAGTTCAAATCCATCGGCGTCCTTCAGGATCGTCCGGTTCTCGGTTCGCATGCACTACGCTCAGTCTGTTGGGTCCATTGAGTCTGTTGGGTCTGTTGGGTCTGTTGGGTCTGACGCGATAGACTCAACGACTCAATAGACTCAAGAGACCGTCTTTACGTCTGCTGCGTCGGGTCGCTCGTCCGATACCGATAAAAGATGTCAAAGCCCAGCCCGAAGCAGATCGCCCGTTGCCCTTCCAGCGGATCGAACTCGGTCATCTCGGCAAACTCCACGCGCTCGAAGTAGCCCCCGAACGTGCGCGGCTCGGTCAGCATGGCCTTCACGACATCGCCCGCCAAGGAATTAATCAGCTCGTCAACGGACTTGGGCTCGCCCTCGTCGGGTTGCATCGCGATGGCCAGGGCCAGCCGGCGGCGGCATTGCAGGATGGTGTTCGCCCCGGCGCAGAGCTGGTCCACCATCTCCTCCGGCCCTTGCTTCATGAAGATGGTCTTGGTCCCGGCCGCAAGCGTTTGGCCCTCCCAGATGATCCGCTGGACCGACTGGATGGTGTTCTGGTAGCCATTGGCGATCGTGATGCTTTCCAGCTTGGTCTTGACCTGCTTGAGCCCGGCCTCGACAACATAATCCGCCATGGTCCTTAGCTCGTCTTCGGCGCGCCGCCACTGGGCGTCCCATGCTCGCTAACCCTGCGGGCGTGCCTCTCAAGTTCCGTCCCGAAAGTGGTGCGTCTGCGACGCCTGTCAGTTAAGCCGCGCGGAGCGCCGATTGGATCGCGCCGGAGATCTGTTTCATGCGCTTTTCCATCGCGACGCGGATGCCCCGCTCGAGGGCGGCCAATGTCCGGGCCTTGAATTCCGGGAGCTGGCCACGGACGAAGGCGCGGAAGCCCAGGCGCGCCGGGATGACGAGATTCCGTTGGAGATGATAGAGCGGCATGAGCTGGCCGCCGACATTGACGGCCAGAATATTCGTGCCGGGGATCCGGAATGGACGCTGGCCATATTGCTGTTCGATCTTGCCGCCACCCTTTTTGCCCCAGCGCGGAATATCGGCTCGGAGCGGGAGTGGCACCGGGCCTGGGATGGTGGCCCCAGTCTCGTGCCGAGCCAGGAACTTCGAGAGCCGGAGCCAGACGCGCATGGAGTCGAGCGA